AGAGGTTTTAAAAAAACTTGTAATGGATAATGGTAAAGAACTTGATGAAGATTTATTTGAGGATTACTATGCTTATTATGAGTATGAAAATTTTGACCAGGTGACTTTTGACAGAACTGTAGAAAGGGAACTTGAAAAAATACATGATGAAGTTTTGGAACAACTTGAAAGTGGAGAACTTGCTGAAAATAAAAAAATATATGATTTTATCATTTCTCAAAAAATTGAATTAGATAAATGGTATAATTTACCTAAAGAAAAAACTTTTGGAGAGAAAAATAAAACAAAATATAAAATTGAAGGAGTTGAGGAGGGTAAAGTTTATATTCATGTAAAATATGCATCTGAAGTGAGTGTTCGTGCTGGTAAACTTGATTTGGAACAATTTAAAAAATTTTTATATCTTCCCGAATTATTCTAAAAAAGTTTTGTATATTTGTCAACAATTTTAAAACAAATGAAAAATTTAGATTTTTTTAAACAGCTCCTGTCCGTTCCAACCCACACCTATCAAGAAGATAAAATGATTGCTTTTCTTGTTTCACATTTGGAATCAAAAAACATTCAGCATTTTGTTGATGAGTTTGGAAACATTTATGCAACAAAAGGTGTGGTAAAAAAAGATGAATTTTTTCCTTGTGTTGTTTCTCATACCGATACCGTTCATAAACTTGACACCATAAATGTTAGGGAAGAAATGCTTAAAAACTCAAAAGGCGAATTATCCAAATGTTTAAAGGCATATAATGATTTTGATAAGCCAACAGGTATTGGTGGTGATGACAAATGTGGTGTTTTTGCTTGTCTTGAACTTCTTGATAAATTTGATGTAATAAAAGCGGCATTTTTTGTTTCAGAAGAAGTTGGGTGTATTGGCTCAAAACATGCTGATGACAAATTCTTTGAAAATGTTGGATATGTTATTGAATTTGATGCGCCTGGTGATTATTGGGTGACCGAATATTGTTTTGGAGTTAAACTTTATGATAGAGAATCAGATTTTTTCAAAACCGCAAATAAAGTCCTCACAGAAAACATGTTGTCAAAACCATCATTCGGGGTTCACCCATATACAGATGTATATGCTCTTAAAAAGAAATATGATTTTGCGTGTATTAACTTTTCAATCGGTTATCATAATTACCATACAAAAGATGAGTATGTGTGTATTGAAGAAGTTGAAGCGGGAATCAAAACTGGCGAAGAATTAATTAAATCATATGGTAATGTCAAACATTTTTTTGACCACCCATCAAAAGTTAATATGTAAAAAAAGGGGATTTTATTCCCCTTTTGTTTTTCTTGGTCTTTTTGTCTTTTTTGACATTTCATAAACCACTTTTTCATCCTCAATTTTCATAATGTAAGGAGTTTCTTCTTTGATGTTTTTTCTTAAAACTTCATCGGAAATAAAATCCTCAATTTTTTCTTGAATTGCTCTTTTGAGTGGTCTTGCTCCATATACCTCATCAAAACCAACCTTTGATATAAAATCAATAACAGTATCATCAAAAGTTATTTCAAGTTTCAACCCCTTGAGTCTTGATGCAAGTTTGTTAATTTCAACTTTTACAATTTTTTTGACATCAGAATCAGATAAAGTGTTAAATACAATTACCTCATCAATCCTATTAATAAATTCGGGTGCAAAATGGTTCTTTAATTCTTTATTTAACAGTTGTTTTTTAACCTCTTGGTCGGCATAAACATTATTTGTTTTTGAAAATCCAATTCCAGCTCCAAAATCTTGCATTTTTTTGACCCCTATGTTGGAAGTCATAATGATTAAACAATTTTTAAAGTTAACTTTTCTTCCAAAACTATCTGTCATGTAACCTTCATCCAAAAGTTGAAGGAGCGACGAGAAAATATCACGATGCGCCTTTTCAACCTCATCAAAAAGAACAACTGAATAAGGTTTTGTCTTAACCTGTTCTGTTAATTGTCCTCCTTCTTCATATCCGACATAACCTGGAGGTGAACCAATCAACCTTGACACAGAGTGTTTTTCTTGAAACTCGCTCATGTCAACCCTAATCAAATTTTCATCGCTTCCAAAGATTTGTTTTGCCAATTCTTTTGCCAAAAGGGTCTTACCAACACCTGTTGAACCCAAAAAGATAAACGAACCAATTGGTTTATTTGGGTCTTTAATTCCTAATCTGTTTCTTCTTATTGATTTTGCAATTGTTGATATTGCTTCATATTGACCTACCACAGATTTTGAAATATTTTCCTCCATGTTTATCAAATTTTCTGTATCATCAACAGATAACTTGCTCACTGGAATTTTTGTCATTATTGAAACAACATCATAAACAAGCTCAATTGGAATATCCCTTCTTTTTGTCAATAAATCTTGCTCAAATTTCTGTTTTTCTGAATCTAACTGATTGAGAATCTTTTTTTCCCTATCACGCAGCTGTGCCGCCATTTCATAATTCTGTCTTTTAACAACAAGTAATTTTTCTTCCCTAATTTTTAATGATTCTTTTTTTAATTCTTCAATAATTTCAGGATTTTTTACATCTACTTGAGCTCTTGCTCCAACTTCATCCAAAATATCAAAAGCTTTGTCAGGAAATTCCCTATCTGTAATATATCTGTCCGCCAAATCAACACATGCGTTCAAAATTTCATCTGTAAAATTAACTTTGTGGTGAACTTCATATTTTTCTTTTAAATTTTGAAGAATTTGTAAAGTTTCTTCCTTTGTTGATGGTGAAACAATTACTTTTTGAAATCTTCTATCAAGGGCTCCGTCTTTTTCAATATTTTTCTTAAATTCATCAAGTGTTGTTGCCCCAATACACTGAATTTCCCCTCTTGATAAGGCAGGTTTTAAAATATTTGATGCATCAAGTGAACCCGAAGCGTTTCCTGCTCCAACAAGGGTGTGAATTTCATCAATAAAAAGAATTACATTTGGATTTACCGTAATTTCGTCAATAATAACCTTTAATCTTTCTTCAAATTGACCTCTATACTTGGTTCCAGCCACAATTGAATTTAAATCAAGTGATAAAATTCTTTTGTCCACCAAATTTCTTGGGCAGTCACCTTGAAATATTTTTATCGCAAGACCCTCAACAATTGCAGTTTTTCCGCAGCCAGGTTCCCCGATAATAATTGGGTTATTTTTCTTTCTTCTTGATAAAATTTGAGCAATTCTTAAAATTTCCTGTTCCCTACCGACAACAGGGTCAAGTTTGCCTTCTTCTGCAAGTTTAATTAAATCCCTTGAAAAATTATCAAGAACAGGAGTTTGTCCTTCTTGAGTTCTTTGGTTTGAATTACCTTTTTTTCCGTCATCTGGAGTTTCAGTCATAAAATAGTTTTTTTAAAATCTAAATGAATTTGTGGATTATTTCAATAGATTATTTGAGTTGACAATTTTTAATTATTCTATATTATTTGGTTATGGCAATTACAAGTGAAAAAATATCAGGAACAAAAATTATCAATAAAGTTGAGTCAAGTAATTTGGTTGAGACTGAATATGACACATCAACAAAAAAATTAATTGTTGAATTTAAAAATGGGGCAAAATATGAATACGAAGATGTTCCCCATCAGTTATATACAAGTTTCCGTTCATCTGAATCACAAGGGAAATTTTTTACCTCCGAAATTTCAAAAAAATTCAAATATAAAAAGTTATAATTTGGTAGATATTTATAACTTGTGAAGAATGACGAAATAATCAAAAGTTTTGTTACAAGAGATGAATTAAATCCAAAAATTTGGGACTCTGATGATATGCTAAAAAATGAAGTTAGAGAAAAACTTCTTTCTTCAGCGGGTGAGTTTGTTGATTTTTTGGGAGTTCCAATTGTTGTTGAGGATATTATCTTCACGGGTTCTTTATCTAATTATAATTGGTCCAAATATTCCGATATTGATTTACATATTGTGGCTGATTTCAAACAATTTGATGATGAACTTCTTCCACTTTATGAAGAATTATTTAAAGTTAAAAAAACTTTATTTAACACAGACCATGATATTAAAATTTTTGGTTATGAGGTTGAATTATATGTTCAGGATTTACACGCCGCTCATTTTAGTAGCGGAGTATATTCTGTCCTAAATAATGAATGGAATAACAAACCAAAAAAAGAAAAAGTTCAAATAGATAGAAATCTTATCAAAGAAAAATCTAAACAATGGATGGGAATTATTGATACGGCGATTGAGGCCGCATCTGATGTTACCGCAGATGATGCTAGAGACATTATTAAAAAGTGTAGAGAAAAGTTAAAAAAATATAGGACATGCGGTCTTGAAAAAAATGGTGAATATTCTGACGAAAATTTAGTTTTTAAAGTTTTAAGAAGAAACGGTTATATTGAAAAGCTCATTAATTTTGAAAATGATGTTGTAGATAAAGAATTATCTATATAAGTTTTTTAGTGTAAATAAAAAAAACACAATAATTAATATATTTATTGTAAAAACTGCGCTATGGCAATACTATCGTCAGGAACTTATACTTACAAAGTAATTAATTTTACTGGAGCAACTAATTGTGAAGCATGCACTTCAACATTACAACCTCACCCAATTTATGGTAGTATTACAAATTCGGCTGATACTATTATTCAATTAAATGCTGTGACTTTAGGCGGTTTTAATGGATTAAACAACTAATAAAAAAAATCAAAAATGAGTAAACTAAAACCAATTGGTAGTGAAAAATTAAAAGGACAAGAACAAATTAAAAGAATTCTTGAAATTGCAAAATACAAGGAAAATATTCCTAACTCTATTAATGAGAGTTCAAGAACTGACTTTAACACCAAATTAGTTGACGGTAATGTTTATTTTATCGTTAAAGAAAAAATGGGATATACTATTAAAAAAGGTTTGAATGAGTCAACTGCTGACTATGTTGAACCGATGAAAAATAGAAAATATTTTGATTCATATGCTGAAGCTATGAAAAAACTTAATTTGGTTGCTCAAGAACTAAACAGAGTAAATCATGTAAATGAAGGTATTTCTTTATTTACAGAAGATAAAAAATATTTCCTTAAAACACCAAAACCTGAAACTACAGATGAGGCGGCTCCTCAAATGGAAACACCCCCACCTCCACCACCACCTGCTCCTGAAGAAATGCCGGCACCACCTGCTGAAGACCCACTAGCTGGTGAAGGTCCTGACGCACCTGAAGGTGATGTATCACCCGAAGACTCAATGCCTGATGAACCTATGGGAGATGAAATGCCTGATGAAGGTCCAGAACAAGCTGATGATGAAATTCCAACATATAAATCAATTCAAAAACTTACAGGTAAACTTGCTCAAAAAATCAGAGATTTTAAAGGCGGTGACGAAGAGATGAGTTCAAAAGATGCGAAATATGTTGTTAATTCAATCCTTTCTTCATTAACAGATTTACTTGATGATGAAGATAAAGAAGACATCATTACAAAACTTGAAGACTCTGAAGGTGATGAAGATATGGGAATGGAAGATGAAATGCCATCTGATGAAATGCCTGACGAAGAAATGCCGGCAGAAGATGGAGAAGATACAGGTGAGGAAATGCCGACAGAAGAACCTACAGAAATGACAGAAGAAGAAATGAACGAGAAGTATGTTGAAAGAGCTCTACAGAGCATTTTCAAAGAATCAACAGTTGATAAAGTTCTTTCAAAGTATTTTGTTATTAATGAAAACGAAAAGAAATTTACAAAAAACAAAAAAGAAAATAAAAAGAATTATCTTGAGAACAAAAAAAATGTTGACAAACAAAAGATTAAACAATTGTCTGAAAGTTTGAAACAAAAAAATGTTGCAACAGAAATCATATCAAGTTTTCCTGAAATGAAATTTGTTGGAAAAACAAATTTAGGTAATTTAGTATTTGAGCATAATAACAAACAACTTAAAGTTTCACCAAAAGGTGAATTGTTATGAGTTATTTAGTTTTTGTAAACGGGTTAGGACCAAACTATAAAGGAAACAAAATTTATGAGTTTATTTTCTCAAGTAGTTTGGAAGTGTGGGGAGATGATTGGGACAGCGAGCCAGCAAATTCAAATCCTACACCCCCTGAATCCGAATATGTTAAAAAGGTAGGAGTTTTAAATAGGGAAGGAATTGATATGGAACTTATTCAAAACTCTGATTTTTTTTCTATGAAAGATGCGGTTGATAAAGTAGTCGCTCTTGGTTGGGAAAAAGACAAAGACCTTGATGAAAGACTTGTTTTTCATTACGGAGACACAGAAGAAGTCGTGAAAAATAAACTGTATGAAAAAGACATAATTTTAGAATTTTATAAAGAATTTGAAAATGGACAGAAAAAAACAAAACTTGTTGGAAATGCGTAAATTGGGATTTTCAACTCAAACAACTTCTTTACTTTCAGAATCACAAATTAAAATGATTTTGGAAAAGATTAAAAAAAATAAGAAAGAAACAAAAGAGGCTGAGACCACTTATACTAAAACAACAAAGTATGATGATAATGATGAATTACCTAAAATGCCTCTAAAACAAGCAAAAGAAGTTGTTAATAATGGAGGTAAAATTACAACTACAAAAACAAAAAAAGAAGACCCCAATAAAAAAGAACAAACCGAAGGGATTAAAAAGAAAAAAAAATATAATCCTTGGGCAGTTTGCACAGCATCTGTTGGTAGAAAAAACAAAAAGAAATATGAAGATTGTGTTATGGGTGTTAAGAAAAAATTGAAAGAAGGAAAAAGTCCTTATGAGTATATAATTGAATCAAAAATTGAAGAAATTGTTGAGAACAACCTATCGCCAAAATTAAGTAAACAAGATTTACTTCGTATCATTGCAGAAAAAAAGAGCATGATGAAAAAACCAATAGGTAAAATGACTTCAATAAAAGGTGAAACTATGGAAGCAAGTACTGAAACTGCTCCTGTAAAAGCTCCACCAAAAACAAAACCTGATACAAGACCTTCACACCCCGGCAGAAAGGATAAGGAACAACCAAATCCAAAACCAAGAGCGGGAACAGAAACTGCTCCTGTAAAAGCTCCACCAAAAACAAAACCAGACACTAGACCATCACATCCAGGTAGAAAAGATAAAGAACAACCAAATCCAAAACCAAGAGCATCAAGTTCGGAAATGGAATCAAAGAAAAGTGAAATAATAACTGCGATTTTCAATTTAATAGACAAAGAAAACAAATGAAAAAAATTAAATTAACCGAAGCTGACTTGACAAGAGTTATTAAAAGAATTGTAAAAGAAGCACCAATTGATTATGGTGATTATCCTGAAAGAATGGACCCAAGACTTGAAAGAAAGTTTGGAGACCCTGAAGGTATGTTTGCAAAAAACCCCGCATTTAGAAAAGGAGCGGCTGATGTAGAAAGATTAGCAGGAGGAAGATTTAAAGAAGTTGTTAACAGAGTGAGAAGTGCATTTAATCAACCTGATGTAAGTTCCAATCAAGTTAAACAACAGATTATGCAACAGATGATGGGTTTGACAAATCAAATTATGAGAATTGAAAGTCAACATAATGAGGAATTAAAAGATTTGGCACTTGAACTTGCTTTAGAAGAAACAGGAACAGATAGTGATTGGTATGAATTTGACTTAACTTTAGGAGAAGCTGATTCAGGAATGGGTGAATTTAGAATGAAACCCGAAGAAAAACCAAAATTTGAAATGCCAAAATCTTTTGATATTGATGATGAAACAGATGAAGAGCAGTTCCAGTCTGAAGTTGACAAAAGAAATATAATTAATCTTATCATACAAGGTGAAGCAAAAAAAGGACACTATTCTTTTATGAAACCATCTTACATGCAAAGAGTAGCACAGATTGATTCAGAATTACCTAATTTGTATAGACAAGTAATGGCGGCAAATGACTTACTTTACTTTACTATGGAACAAATGATTGAAATGATGAGTCAAACAGGACAGGGAGTTGCAGGAAAAATGGAATTACAAGATGCGGATGATGAGGATGGTGATGGAGAAGGTCCTGATACAAAAATTGTTGCGGCTGGTATTATTTTCCCAATATTACTTCACGAAATTATAAAAGCATTGGAGGAGGCACCAGCAAGAGAACAATTTTCACAAATGGACCCCGAAAGAGCATCAAAAATTATGGGACAAACAGATGTATTGGAATATGAACCAATGCAGTTAAGATTAGGTCCACCAGTTGTTGAGCTTATTAAGTATGCTTTACCTGATGAAATGTTTGAACCTGAAAATTCGGGACTTAACCCATGGTTCAAAAAAGAACTTTATAAAATTCCAGCAAAAGAATTTCTTGATTTGATTGGAGATGCAATGTCAGAAAACAAAACAGAAAAAGATAGAGCAAAAAAAAGGTTTACAGAAGTAATGAGAACCGCTCAAGCTGCGAAAAGAGAATATGACGAATACAATCAAGGAAAAGACCAAGAAGACCTTGATGACTTTTTAGCGAGTCTATAAAATATAAAAAATAACTTTTTTTAAACCCCCTCCACCAAAAGGGGGTTTTTTCATATTTATTAAAAAAAGTTTAATGTCTTTAACAAAAGAACAAATTTTATTGGAATATGCTAAATGTATGAAAAGCACACCATATGCTTTGAAAACATATTTGCAGACATATGACAATACAGTTTCAAAATATGTTCCGTTGGAATTATTCCCCGACCAACTTGGTTTACTTGAGGATTATGAAAAATTTAATGAAAATATTGCTTTAAAATATCGTCAAGCTGGAGTATCAACAGTTACCGCCGCATGGGCATCAAAAAGATTGGCATTCGCTTTAAAAAACAAACCCGAAAAAATATTGATTATTGCAAACAAACTTGATACCGCAGTTGAGATGGCAAATAAAATAAGGGGGTTTACAGAACAATGGCCGAAATGGACGGGAATTGATTTTTCCGCAGAAAAAAACTCACAAAGACACTTTAAACTTAATAATGG